GTTTGAATTCACATTTGAAAGCTGGGAAATGCCTGAAAGATTCAGTAATCTTGCGGGAATGCAGTAAAAGAAGAAAGGAATAAAAGGATATGGGAGATTTAAGTTGTTTTTTAAGCCAGAATGCAGTTAAGGCGGAGCATGAAAAGTTTATTGCTTCCAAACGTTTTTTAGGGCCGGGTAAAAAACCGGTGGAATGGGAGATTAAAGCCATTACCTCGAAAGAAGATGAAGCCTTAAGAAAAGAGAGCACGAAACGGATTCAGGTAACAGGAAAAAAGGGACAGTATACCCAGGAGACCGATTATAACCTTTATCTTGGGAAGCTGGCAGCTGAATGTACGGTTTATCCTAACCTAAATGATAAGGAATTACAGGATTCCTATCATGTGATGGGAGCAGATGGACTTTTAAAGGCCATGCTGACTGCAGGCGAATACGCAGGTTATCTGGAACGAATTCAGCAGGTAAATGGTTTTGATATCACACTGGAAGAGCAGGTTGAAGAGGCAAAAAACTGATAGAAGGAGGTGATATGGAAGCAAATATTGCTTACTATTGCCTCCACAAACTCCACAAATGGCCCCATGAGTTTCTAAGCCTGGACCGGTATGAACGGGCGTTTGTTATGGCAGCGGTACAGCTTAAGCTGGAAAATGATAAAAAAGAGGCGCAAAAGACGAAGAGTGCCAGAAAAAGATAGAAGAATGGAAGAGCATCTTTTAGGGTGTTCTTCCAAAAAAAAGAAAGGAGGGAAAGCGTTTGGCAACAATACAAAATTCAATACAGCTTCAGGATGGAGCCTCCTCCGTATTAATGAAAATCAATCAGTCAATCAATATGACTAGCCAGTCCTTTCGAAAATTCCAGATGGCGGCAGGTGGTTTTATGGGTCTGCCAGGGATGTCGGCTTCCATAACAGATATTCAGAGTATGGGAATTCAGTTTGAACAGGTCAC